TGGGAGTAATCTTAACTCAAGAGTGGATGGAACAAAGAAAAATGGAGGCAGGTATCATTGACACATCTGTTCTTTTAAATCATTCAGTATTTACCCATGCTGATACGTGGGTGGATTTAATCATACCTCAGACACAAGTATCTGATGAAGCTAGGTTGTTCCTCACGATTAAATTCACTGCTTTCCACGATGCCTTAGAGGATATGGTCAGACTTACAGACTTCAATAGTCTGAGTAACGACCAATTCCACGCAGTTGCTTCTAAAAATCTGAATGAGACTGTCGTATCCTATATTGCAGATGCAAAGAGCCAGGGAATTTCAGACGAGTTTATAGCAGACTTTAATGTTTGGCATCAGCAAGTAGTGGATATCTTAGTGGGTTCTATTGAGGATAATGTATATTCACCTATACATACTTCCCAAAACTCAAAGATGTACGCCATACTAACTGCGTATGATAGCGCATTGGGAGCCACCCTAGAAGATGTGGCAAGGACATTACTACGCAAGTGAGTAAAATACTACGCACTTAGAGTATATAGATGGCAAATATAAACAGCAGAAAGATATCGGAAGCGGAACAGACGCTACAGCTAGCGAAGAGTGACTTAATAGCATTTGGGAAACTATTTCTCCCAGATGATTTTTTGAGAAGTGAAACTCCTCCATTTCATTATGAGATGGCTGATGCTATTGATGACTATAAGTGTAAGCAACTTGCAATTATTTTACCTAGAGGTCATGGTAAGACTGTGCTTACTAAATGTTCAATCATAAAAGATTTTGTATTTTGCCCTAAAGACGATATGCATTTTTATGCATGGGTTGCTGCTACTCAGAAACTTTCTGTAGGCAATATGGATTACATAAAATATCACTTAGAATTTAATGACAGTATTAAGTATTATTTTGGAGCATTAAAGGGAAGAAAATGGACAGAAGAAGATATAGAACTTTCTAATGGATGTAAACTCATTTCAAAAAGTAATGTTGCAGGGATTAGAGGAGGTGCAAAACTTCATAGAAGATACGACCTTATCATTCTTGACGACTTTGAACATGAACAAAACACTATTACCCAAGACGCTAGGGCTAAAAACGCTAATCTTGTTACCGCTGTTGTTTATCCCGCCCTTGAGCCTCATACTGGTCGTCTGCGTGTTAATGGTACTCCAGTTCACTATGATAGTTTTATTAATAATCTTATCGTCAATTATAGTCGTTTTAAAACAAATAAAGACAAAAAAGAGTTTTCATGGAAAGTTATAACATACAAAGCAATACAACCGAATGGTTCTCCTTTATGGGCATCATGGTTTCCGATATCAAAGCTAGAAGAAAAGAAAAAGTTTTACCAAGATTCGGGAACCCCTTCTAAATTCTATCAAGAATATATGATGGAAGTTCAATCAGCAGAAGATGCTGTTTGGCTTCGGTCACATATTAAAGATTGGGAAGGATATTATAAACATGAAGAGGGAATCAATTATCTTGTCATTGGTGGCGAGAGTACTCCGGTTAACACATTTATTGGCTGCGACCCAGCGACAGACATTGATACAAAAGAGAGTGATTTTTCTGTTATTATGGTTATTGCTATTGATGTTGATAATAATTTATATGTGTTGGAGTATGAAAGGCACAGGAGTATTCCAACTATTGGAGCGAAGCGTCAGGATGGTGAACTAATGGATAAGAAGGGGGTCGTAGATTATATTATAGATTTGTACAATAAGTACAAATGTTCATCTGCGACTGTTGAAGATGTTGCTATGAACCGTTCAATCTTTCAGGCATTGAATGATGAGAGAAGAAGATTAAATAGATTTGATTTATCTGTTATACCAGAAAAACCCGGTGGAACAAACAAAAGAAATAGAATATATAGCGGATTAAGTGGTAGATTCAGCATGGGTACAGTACATATAAGGTCAAATATGTTTGATTTAACTAACGAAATTGTTACTTTTGGACCAAGAATGGCACATGATGACACTATTGAGAGTCTTTATTACGCAAACGTGCATTCTTTTCCGCCGAATTACTCGCAAAATAAAGAAAAACGATGGTATAAGCCCCAACGCCAATCAAAACACTGGATTGTTGCATGATGTTTGATAAAATAATAAAAGATGTATTAGCTCACGAAGGAGGATACAGTAACGACAAGGTTGACCCCGGGGGTGAAACTAATTTTGGTATAAGTAAGCGTCAGTATCCTGATGTTGATATTAAAAATTTAACTGTTGATGGTGCTAAAGAGATATATTATAAGGATTATTGGTTAAAAGGGAAATGTGATAAGCTTCCTATCAATATTCAAGGTATATACTTCGATATGTGTGTTAACTTTGGTATTAGAGGAGCATGTAGAGTTCTTCAGCAGGCTGTGAACGGTAAAAAGGCTAATAAGTTAGTCGAAGATGGTAGAATAGGACCTAATACGATTAAGTGTTCTAAAGGATTAGAACCTGATAGGTTAAGAGCCTATAGAGTCTTAAGATTTGCTAAAATAGTATTAGTAAGCAAAAAGATGGAAAAATATTGGTTTGGATGGTTTAGGAGGGCTGTAAAACAATAATGGCAAGAAAAAGTAATAAAGTAAAAGCTAATGAAAACCATATACTTTGGGGAAGGTCAAATACTGCTCAGAGAAATAAATGGCAAACTGTATCTCAACAGGGATATGATTTTTATTTGAATGAACAGCTAACGACAGAAGAAAAAGATTCCCTAAACGATTCGGGTATGCCTAGTTTTATTATTAATAGGATAACTCCTATTATTGAAATTATGAAATATTTCGTTACTGCCAACAGTCCTAAGTGGAAAGCAGTTGGGGCTGAAGGCAGTGATACTGATGTTGCTCAAGTTCACTCAGATGTTGCAGAATACTGCTGGTATCTATCTAATGGTAAATCTATTTATAGTAATGTCATCCTAGATAGTTTAACTAAGGGTATTGGCTATTTTATGTTGGATGTTGACCAAAATGCCGATATGGGTAAGGGTGAGGTTACTTTTAAGAGAGTAGAGCCTTTTGATGTCTTTGTAGACCCTTTGAGTAGAGATTTTCTCTTTAGGGATGCTTCTTTTATAATGATTCGGAAGAATCTCTCTAAAACACAATTAAAATTATTACTTCCTGACTATAAGGCTAAAATAGATAAAGCCGCTGGCAGTTCCGATACTGTAAGTTGGTCTAGAACCGATTTTGGTGACAGGGACAGTATAATAGCAGAAGATGTTGACAGTACATATACATCCTCTGGAGAAGATGATGAGATATTACCATTTTATGAGTGTTATAAAAAAATAAGAGTTCCGTTTTACAATTTGTTAATGCTTGTTCCTCCAACTAAAAAAGAGATGGAACAAATCAAGGCAGATGTTCAGGAACAATTAGCTGAATTTCAGGCAGAAATGCAGGTTCAGTTACAAGAAAAAAGTGCGGAGCTTGACGAGGCAGTTCAAAGAGGAGAAATGATACCAGAGAGGGCTGACCTTGAAAAACAAAAGTCTTCTAAGGATGCTCAAGAAGCAATTCAACAAATGGAAATGCAATTAATGTCTCAAATGCAGGAGGCGGCTTCACGGACAGAAACTAAGATAGTCAGTGAACAAGAGTATAAGATATTAATGGAAAACAAGAAAGTAGCTGGGCAAGTAATTGAGGCTAACAAATTTCATCAAGTAAGGATTGAATTAACTTGCAGTGTTGGTGAAGATACATTTTTGTATGAATATACTTTGCCTATTCCAGAATATCCTATAATACCATTCCCATATATGTATACTGGAACCCCATATGCTATGTCGGCAGTTGTTCCACTTATAGGAAAACAACAAGAAGTTAATAAAGCTCATCAGATTATGATACATAATGCTAATTTAGCTTCTAATTTAAGATGGATTTATCAAGAGGGTTCTATCCCTGAGGAAGAATGGGAACAATATTCATCATCAGCTGGAGCTCTTTTAAAATATCGTCAAGGATTTGAAGCTCCAACTCCTGTCCAACCAGCTGCTATAAATAATGCCTTTTATACTATTACACAAGAAGGTAAGCAGGATATGGAATATATTAGTGGTATTTATTCATCAATGATGGGGAATACAAAGGAACAACCTGAAACTTACAGGGGTTTGCTTGCTAATGACGAATATGGCACAAGAAGAATTAAAGCATGGATGACTAATATTGTTGAACCATGTTTAGAGCATTTGGGTAGAGTTTTCAAGGATGTTGCTCAAAGAGCATATACGGTTAATAAAGTATTTAGGTTAGTACAACCAGAAGCTGGACAATCAATAGATGCAGCTCAAGAGAAAGATGTAGAAATTAACATTCCAATCTATAATGATTATGGAGAAGCCATAGGAAGATGGATGGATTATGAAACTGCTAAGTTTGATGTTAGGGTAATTGCTGGTTCCTCAATGCCTCTTAATAGATGGGCATTATTAGAAGAATACTTTAGATGGTTCCAGGCAGGTTTGATTGATGATATTGCTATGATAGCTGAAACTGATGTTAGGGGTAAGAAGAATATTATAAAAAGAAAGTCTTTATATTCTCAGTTACAGTCACAAGTTGCTCAGATGGAAGAAGCTTTGAAAGATAAAGAAGGAACCGTTGAGACATTAGAGCGTCAATTAGTACAGGCTGGTATTAAGGCAAAAGTACAAGAAGGTGGAGTAGAGGTTCGTAAAGATGTATTACAAACTGAAGCTCAGCAAAAACTACTTCGTGGAATGATGCAGAATGAATTCGATAACTTTAAAAAGGATATGCGCAGAGAAATTGATAAGGCAAAGGATGATGTAAAAAATAGCGCAGAAACTAAATAATATTATTGATTATAACAGATGAAAAGAATTAAATTAAAGAAAAGGAGCAAGTAATGACAGAAACACAAACAGGTAACACTCAATCTGAGTCCCCTGATGTGGACATTATGAATTTAGAAGATAGTCAAGTTGGAACCAGTCCTGAGTCCCAAGCATTTTTTGATGCTTTAGACCAACAGACAAATGGTGCAATCTTTGACGACAACCAAACGCAGACAACCTCCGAAGAACCACTGGATAACAACAGAAGTTCGAGCCCTGCGGAAGGAGCTGAGATTAACACATCTAATAACACAGATGCGGAAAATCTACAGCAAAGGTACTCGGCATCAAGTAGGGAAGCGAAGCGTCTCAATGGTCGCTTGTCCGAATTGGAACCGTATCTACCTATCCTAGACGCAATGAAAGAAGACCCCAATTTAATTACTCATGTGAGGAATTACTTTGAGGGTGGTGGAAACGCCCCTAATAGTATGAAAGAACAACTGAAAATAGATGAGGATTTTATTTTTGACGGTAATGATGCCTTTGATAATCCTAAATCTGATTCTGCTAGAGTTCTAAATGCGACAATAGATGGGTTGGTCCAAAGAAGGTTGTCAGACTATTCTAGAAAACAACAATCCGAAAATCAACAATTAGCTAGTGAGAGCGATTTCAGGTCAAGGCACGAGATGGACCAGGAACAATGGGAAGACTTAGTGTCTTTTGCCAAAGAGAAAAAGCTCGATTTAGACGACATTTATTATCTAAAGAACAGGCAGAGCAGAGATAAGAATATACATCGCAATGCTCAACAAGAAGTAGCCAATCAAGTAAGGAGTACTCAGTCTCGACCTCAGTCCCTTGCTTCGACAGGCGGAGCACCCCAAGAAGACCAATCCCCAGAAGATTCAGTGTTTGACCAGTTATTAGGCGGCGAGAACTTAACCCGTCTACTTGGCTAACTAGGTCGAATAGCCGCCATAGTAGACACACATAGGAGATAAACTATGGCACAATCAGATGCAGCCTATCCTGTCAATCACCCACTATATTTAAAACATAGTTCGGGACTGACAGAGGGAGGCTCAGGACCATTCGCTGGTTCAGCACTTAGCACAGGTGACCTTCGGAGGAAATGGAACTTTGCCGAAAGGTTTAGTGAGTTGGCTTTAGACCAAACACCATTTTTTCGCTTGGTTTCCAAAGTTGCTAAAAAACCTACTGATGACCCGTCGTTTAAGTTTACCGAAAAACGTCAATCGTGGATGAAACGTTATGCTTATGTTGTTGGTCAAGTAATTACTGGAGACGCAGATTCTTTTGCGAACGCTGCATTCCGTAATTACAATGACTCAGCAACTGCAGCAGCTAACGAAGCCATCGCGACTGGCGATACTGTGAAATTGTATATGGCTACAGATTATGAATCGGCTGGAAATATTCAGAATATTTTTGGTCAATCCACTGGAGCTATTGCAGTTGGTGCAGCAGGTACAGCCCCCGAATTCCTATTACCTAACCAGATTCTTCAGGTTAATTTGTCCTCTACCGCACAAGGTGGAGCGACATCTGGAGTTGTTAGTGGTTATGCATTAATTCAGATTACAGCAGTTACTGCTGCTGAAGTTGATAAAGCTGACTCAGTTGACGAAAGTATAATGATATGCAAATTGGTAACAGGGACAGTGATTAAAGCTGCTAGTGGAGAATTATGTTCTTATGTAGGTGATAAACCTAAAACACAAGTCTATGATAAAGACATTTCTGGCGGAAAGCTAGGAGTTAGTCTTGAATCAATGAGGTCTTATGTTGTAGGTAATGCTTACGAAGAAGGTTCTTCATTAATGGGAAAAACCTGGAAAGATAACCCTTACAGTACTGGTTATGGACAAACTCAGATTTTTAGGTCTGAATTTGGTATGACTAATACTGCTCGTGCAACTGTTCTTAAATATGAACCCAATGAATGGGCTCGTGTTTGGAGAGACAAGTTAATTGAGCATAAGTGGGAAATCGAACAAACAGGTTTGTTTGGCTCACAGTATACCGACTCTTCTGCTGAAATCAACTATACACAAGGCGCAGTTGACTATATATCTAACTACGGTAATGTATTCTCATGGTCCACAAGTAAGACTGTTGACAGTTTTATGGATGACATGAGTTCATACATTGACCCGCGTTATAATAGTTCAAAAGCAACTGTGTATTTTTGTAATACGCAAGTATACAACTGGCTTCATAAGCTAGGTGGATACTTTAAGAATAATCTATCTATTGGACAGGTTGATGGGACTGATAATAACAGCCAACTGTTCAGTGCGGATTTAGCGATTACTGGCAGAAAAAAGGTACTTGGACTTGACATGACGAAAATCAGTACACCTTTAGGTGATATGAATGTGGTCAGGAATATTGCTCTCGATAGGAGCTCAGTTAAGATTCTTGGTATTAACATGGGGAACGTTAAGTATCGTCCTCTAGTCGGAAACGGCGTTAATCGGGACACCTCGATTTATGTTGGAGTACAGTCACTAGAGAACACTGGTACTGACAAACGTGTTGATATGATTCTTACAGAAGCTGGTTTCGAATGGCAAATGCCCGAATCACACGCTGTTTGGAGTTAAAATCCAACAAAAGTATACGGTGAAGGGGTGTGAATTCGTTCGCCTCCTTTCTATTTGCACCCCTGACCCGTATATAGAGAAATAAAATGAAAATTTGGGAAAAAGTTAATAACATAACAGGAAATGCTACTAAGGCTAGATTCTTAGTAGAGTATATAAATGCAGGTGCTAAATTTATACTTTCAGCCTTGCCTGAGAAGTTTCTATGGACTGTCGCTAGTGAAACAGAGATAAATGGATGGGATAGTGACGGCAACGATATTATAGGGGAAGGTTCGTCTATTGCTTTTGATAAGATACTAGCAGTATATAGATATGACGGTACCGATTCAAATGGTAATCAAAAAAAGAGGGTTGCAGCTGAAGCTCCTGATAATAACATACATATTTTTGATGAATCTAATAGTCTTCTTAAAGCGACGAATATGTTCCCCAAATATTATAAGTTAGGGGGAAAGATTTTTATAAAACCAGACCCTGACTATAATGCTCAAGAAGGAGTTGGCAATGACCATGCGTATTATAAATTGGGTGATAGTGAAGTAACGGTAATAGACCCAGAATCAGGAGACAAGGGAGTAATTGTATATTCTGCCCCTCCAATTATAGATGAGAATGATGATGCTTGGATATTGACAGAGTATGAGAATATAGCGATTCTATACGCTGGTTCTTTAGATTATTTAAGATTAAGTAGTGAATATAGAGATTTATGTAAAGCAGAGGTCGATGAAGTAGTTGGTGATTCTGGTCTCTTATCTAGTTACAGGTCGGCTATCCCCACTCCTGACCTCACAACAGCAACTGATGGTTCTACTGGGGTACAAATTCCTTCAAAGATATTAAGTTTTAGTGTAGGGACAGGTTTACCATCGTTCTCATTTAGCGGTACTCTTCCACAAGATTTTGTTATTTCATCATCTTTACCTAGTGCAATAGTATTAACTAAGGAACTCCCAAGTTTTTCATTTGCTGAGTCTCTACCTAGTGATTTTGAACTTACTGAGGGTCTTCCTACTAGTGATGTGACTGTCGGGACTACATTACCTTCATTTTCATTTACGGAGGCTTTACCAGCTGCTTTTTCAACACCTACGACTACTTTACCCACATTTAGTTTCACTGGAGCCTTACCTACTCCTATTAATGTAACTACTACATTACCAACAGGTTCTTTTACTAAATCACTACCATCTTCTATATCAATAAGTGCAGTGGCTCCTAGTGATATAAATGTAACAGAAGCATTACCGACATTCAGCTTCTCAGGCTCACTACCTAGTGAAATAGTAGTTGGAGAATCTCTCCCAGATGATATTGTTGTCACTTCTGATTTACCGTCATTTAATGTTACAACTTCATTGCCTTCAGATTTTGAAGTGAGTTCAACTTTACCTGAATTTTCTATAGCACAATCATTACCAAGTGAAATTCAAGTATTAACTAGTTTACCAAATGATTTTGCACCATCAGAGAGTCTACCATCAGCGTTTACTACGACACAATCTGTACCAACTGTAACAGAATTAAGTCATGTATTCTCTCCTGATGTAATAGATGATGCTTTAACTAAAGCAGAAGGATTAATAGATGGAAGCGAAACTACTACAAATGCTCAGGAATGGTTAGACGATGAAGACGTAGAAATGGCTGGGGCTACGGTAAATGTAGCGGCTAGTGAAATAAATAGAGCATCTGCATCTGTTCAAAAAGAAAGACAAAAATTAGAAGATTTCTCTACAAAAGTTGGTCAGAATATGCAAAAATATCAGAACGATATTTCTAATTTCAGTGCTGAAGCCCAAATAGAGCGTACTCGTATGCAATCTGAAATGGAGAAATACCAACAAGCAGTACAAAAAGAACAAATAAGAATGGGGCAACAATTAGATAAATATTCTAAAGAAATGGACAAAGAGTCTCAGAGAGTTCAAACTGAAACTGCTAAGTATAGTGCTTCTGTAGAAAAAGAGACTAGTAGGGTTACATCAGAATTAGGTAATTATCAACGAGAAGTAGAAAAGGAATCGGAAAGGGTTAAAAATGGTATTGAGAAACATCAAGCAGATGTTGCTAAACAAACTCAGCAGTCTAAAGCTCAAGCTGATAGATATACAGCTGAACTTGGGAAAGAGGCTCAAAAAGCAACAGTTAAGATTAATAAGTATACACAGTCTCTTAGTAAAGAGTCTCAAAGGGTTCAAACAGAGCTTGCTAAGTATAGCGCAGAGTTGCAATCAGAAAGTGCTGAATCTCAAAAACAAGGTGAAAAGTATAATCTTGAGTTACAAACCGAAATAAATAGAGTCAATACAGGATTAAATAAATTTCAGCAACAAATTGCTAAAGATATACAATCTTATCAAAAAGAAATCGAATTATATACTTCAGAGATACAAGGGGAAGCTGCCAAAGCAGGAATAGACATATCTAAGTATCAACAAGAATTAGGTAAAGAAACTCAGCGTGTAAACTCAGAATTGGCTAAATATCAAGCTGATTTGCAAAAATCTATTCAAGATTTTACATTAGACCTTAATAAATACAATGCAGAGGTTCAGAAGGAGACATCTAGGATAAGCGCAGATGTATCAAGATATGGTCAGGCAAATAACAAAGAAGCATCAAGATTTAATGGAGAATTGCAGAAGTACCAAGCCGATTTGGCTCAAGAAGTTCAAGTATTCAATACTCAAGTAGCTGCTTACCAGTCAGATATACAAAAAGAGACTGCTAGAATTGGTGCTAAAGTAAGTAAATATAACGCATCTCTTCAAAAAGAGACACAAAGAGTTAATGTTGGATTAGGGTCTTATCAGGCTGAGTTAGGTAAAGAAGGTCAAAGGATTACTACTGATATTCAGAAATATGGAGCAGAAGTGCAAAAAGAAGCTCAGAAGGTGAATTCTGGACTAGCTAAGTATCAGGCTGAACTTCAGAAGGATACAGCTGAATTCGGAGCAGAACTTCAAAAATATTCCGCAGATGTACAAAAGTCTACTGTGGATTTTCAGAAGGATGTTCAACAGTTTACATTGGATATAAATAACTATCGGAGTTTAATTGAAGGTAAGAGTGGTAAATTCCAGTTAGATATGGCTAAAGCAAACTCTTATTTACAAGAATCTGGTACAAAGTTACAAGCTTCAGGCATTTATGCCCAGAAGAGTGCAGCTGCAATAACTTCAAGTAGAGATTATTATCAGAGAGCTGTTAGTGAACTTTCAGCGATAACGGGAGCCGCAACTGCACCTCCTCAGGTGCAAGAAACTCAAAGACAAGAACAGGGGAAGACTTCATAATGACTGTATTGGAAATGATGGAGAGAGCTAATACTAGGGATACTAATTTGGCAATAGCTTATATCAAAGATGCTATTATGAGGATTCAATCTACGTCTGAAGAATCATTGAAGGTAAATAAGCAGGATATTGATAAGGATACTAGAGATTATTCACTTCCAGCTGATTTAGTTTCATTAAAAAGCGTTAGTGTATTAGACACTGAAGACGATAATAAGTATAAGAAGATATCAAGATTGGCGTATTCTCCAAATGTAACTGAGGATACTAATCCATCATGAGTGTAGACACAGCTAGAAATTATGTTTATATGCATCATGGGAAGATTCTTCGTCTATGGAGATATAGGAGAACTCCCACAAAGGATACTGATACAGAGGGTAGATTAACAACTAAAGGCTGGCATACGATAGTATACCCAGATGAAGATATAACAGATGGGTTAAGAATTGAATATACTGCTATTGAAAAGCCTTTTGTACAAGAAGACCCTGAAACTGATGGGACTGGAACTGAATCTACTACAATAGATGAATCTCAGCATGTCAATCTCAATAGAATGTTGAGTTTAGCAGTGGTAGATTATCTTAAAGCTCAGATGGCTGAAAGGTCTGGAGATATTCAGGTTAAGGAGTATTTTATGAGAGAATTTTTTAATAAATTGGCTGACAATGAGAGTAATAAAAACAAAGCATTTGTTGCGCAGGCTGTTAGCCCCTACGCAGTGAAATAGGAGAAAACTATGGCAGATAGAATAGACTATGCTGTTAGCGTAACTGCAATCGAGGATGGCACTTTAACTCCAGACTATTCCACGGGTCATCCTTTGGATGGTACTGAGAGTGCTCAGGATGCTGATTTTGTCAATATTAATATTGGTAGGTCTTTGGGTGGTGGAAAGTCTGATACTACATGGGCTGGAACTGCACCTGCGGGATGGACAGCTGGTGCTCATGTTCATAAAACTAGTCAAGGTGGAACAATAGCGACTGGTGCTACTTGTGATGGATTATGGGTAAAGCATACTGGTTTTGCATATGATGCAGGAGTAACAAGTAAAAAAGGCTCTACAGCGGAGACTACGACAAAAGTAACCTTAACAGGAACTAATGACGTAATATGTGTATTATCCGCAGGTCAAGCAGTATTTTTACCAGCTCCCCCAAATCAGACAGTTACTTTATCAGATGATGGAACAGATGTTGCAGTTGAATATGCAATACTAACATAAATAGGAGTAAAAAATGGCAAATTATGCAGTAGTTACTAAAGTGATTATTCACAGTAAAGTAGTGGCAGACGCTGATACAGTTGATGGTTCATATGCTAAAGCAGTGTCTGATTATATAGAGTCAATAGATAGTACTAGTCAAGCTATCATTTCAATGCACTCTGTTGAATTAGCTAGTTCTGGAAGTGTAATGACTATAATAGTACATCCAAGCTAGGAATTAACATTGATTACTGCAAATTCATATCAAGACATCCAAGTTTTACAGGATGCTGATTTTAGTAATAGTATTACGTTTGATTCTGAATATGACACAGGTGATTATAGCTATCAAGCTAAAATAGCTGCGGATAGTAAAAATACTCCTTTTACATATGATGGTGTAGTGGATGCAGTTAATGATATTTCTTTTACTATTGCAAAAACTAGTGAGACTGTATTGACTCTATCTTTAAATGCAAATCAAACTTCTAAATTTGAGGATGACTTTGAAGGAGTATGGGATTTACTTTCAAAGAGAACAAGTAATTCAACATTCACAAGAGAATTAGCAGGAGATGTGGTGGTATCGCCTAGCGTGACACCTAAATTTTAATTATGCCCGGTGGAAATGTAGCTGACAAAAGCTCAACAAAAAGTTTTGGGACTCAAAATGCGTCTAAGTCGACTGATAGTTTTAGTATAAAAGCGAGTGCAATACCAGTTACTCTTGCTTCTTTGCCTTCTTCTAAGAATGTACAAGCCGCTCTTGAGGAAATTTCAACACAGGTAGCAGTCCAGACCACAGCCCCAACTGGGGCGGATGTTACCGAAGGTGATTTGTGGTATGACACAGATGATGATATTCTCTTTGTAAGAAGAGATACTTCTTGGATTGAGATGGTTCAAGAAGAACTCTCAGGGAATATCGATGGTGGGTCATGGTAAATAATAAAATAAGGAGTTAGATATGGCTAACGTAATTAAGTTCAAACGTGGGGACGATGTCAGCCTACCGAATCCAATTGGTTCAGGAGAACCTCTATGGAGTGAAGACCTATTCAAATTATACGTAGGTGTAAATAGTTCTTCTTCAAAATGGGTAGGGGCAGAAATTGACAACGGGACTACGCTTGGAACTTCTCAAACAAAACTTGCGACTCAATATGCTATAAAAACATATGTAGATGACCAAGTAGATACTGCAGATGCTCTTTCCGAGTTAGCGGACACTGATATATCAACACCAGCTGATGCTTCATTACTTTTATACGACACTGGTACATCTACGTGGCGTGATGGAGTGATGTCAGGTGATGCGACTATAGATGATGTAGGTGCTTTCACGATTGCTGATGATGCTGTATCAAATACTAAACTCGCAAATATCGCTCAAGGAAGTGTAAAAGTTGGTGGTGGTTCAAATGCTCCTACTGACTTAGACGCTAAAACTAGTGGACAGATTCTTGTAGGTGATGGTACTGATATTGCTTCAGTCGCAGTTAGTGGTGATGTTACATTAGCATCAAATGGTGCTATAACAATCGGTAACGATAAAATCGATAGTCAGCATTATGCAGCAGCTAGTATTGATAATGAGCATTTAGCTGATGATGCAGTAGATAGTGACGAATTAGCTGCTGGTTCAGTAGACAATGCACATATGTCTGCCAATTCCATTGACTCTGACCAATATGTAGATGGTTCTATTGATTTAATTCATATGTCTGCCGACTCTGTTGATAGTGACCAATATGTAGATGGCAGTATAGACAATGAA